GGCATCGGTAACGAATGTTCCCTTGCGTCCGATCCACGGCACACGCGGCGCAAGAGCAACAAGCTCAGTGCTCGTCGTGCGCCAGTAGTTGAACATCCGCTGCGCATCCTTGGCGCTGTGGATGAGGCTGCGGAGATAGCGCTTGCCCTCGACGATGATCTCATCGCCATAAACCGGGATGATCGGGATGTAACGACCGGGCCATTCGTTTTCAGCGAGCACATCGGCGCCGCTCATGATGACCTGCGTGACCTTGTGCGACTTGGTGCTGCGCGTGCCGGTGATCTTCAGCATGCCGACCTGAATCATCGCCTGAAGGTCAGGGCTGGCCTCAAACTCTTCCTTGTCGTAGATCTGGCCATTGGAGCACTTGACGATTTCGCGCTCGACCTCTTCACGGCGCCACCATTCGGCGACCATCACCGTCTCGTCGTCGAGCCACGTTCCTGCTTCGCTCCAGGCATCGCTTTCGAAGTCTGTCTCGACGCCGTGGCCATCGACGTTGGTCTTGCCACCATACTTGGCTTTGAAGTCAGCCTTTCGCATCGGCTCGACGATGAAGGCAACATTCCAGTCCGAGGAATCGGCGCACATGCTGTCAGGGTCGCCATAGACCGCGAACTGGTTGGCAACGCGCTCGATCGACAGATCCATGTCGAAGGTGTCGTCGTAGGCGTAATCCATACCGACACGCCAGTAACCAAAGCCGCCGGCAACGCTCGCCTCGATCGCGGTGTCATAGGCCACATCGGCATTCGAGGTGTATTCGATGTTGCGGATCAGGCCGTTGATGATCTCCGCTGTCTTCGGATCAGCACCGCTATCGACAGGGTGAACCTTGATCGATGGCTTGTTCTGCCGAGCGTCGTTGACAACCTGGCGAATGAACGCCGGCAGCTTGTTGATCGTCAGGCATGGCCGCTGTTCGATGGCTCGCTGCTTGACGATGGTCTCGGGCCATTGGTCGTCGAGGCGGGAAAAGCGGATATCATCGAGCGCCGCAGCTCGGTTTTCCAGTTCCGCTTCCTGACAGCGTTCGAATGCTGTGCGGCCTTTGGCTAGGAGATCTGTGGATTTATCGTCAGCCATCAGGACATCCATGCTCCGGCGCCTGCGTTGCGCGCATCGTGTTTTCTCTTTGCCATTGGCTCATCGTAGGCGACACACATCAGCCCGAAGGCGTCGGCGCCGTGAGAGGCCCAATCGTGTTCGGGACCGAGACCAATGCCGCGGGTCTCGTCTTTCTTTTCGTGATACCAGCCGAGCGCATCGCGCCCTGCTTCCGTGGTCTCTTCGTTGAACCACATGGACGGGAAGAACCGGCGCGCCACTTCGATACGTGCGGCCGCAGCGCCTTTGCCTTGGTTCGGAATAACCGTGACCGAATAACCTGCGTCTCTCAGCGCGCTTTCGTAGGAGACGTCATAGACCTTGTCGTTTGTCGACCCATCGTGCGGCAACCAGAACTGCGCCTTGTCTGACGTGAAGCCTTTCGACCTGCACCAGGCAAGGTGCGTAGCCAGTGGCTGCCCTTGCGCCTCGTAATAGTCGACGATGCGGATTTCCTTGCCGATGAACTGAGCAGCCCAGATGACGAAGTTATCAGCCTTGGCCCCTGTGCCGCCGATGTCCACAAACAGACGGATCGTCATCAGCGGGTCAGCTGCGACCCTTCCAATTCGACCTTCTGCCTTTGCAGCGTTCAGCTGCTTGGAGAAATATGCTCCAGAGGCTACGGTCACATACCCGCCTTCCCAAACATGATCGTAATCGTCAGGTGTGATGCGCAGGCAGTCTTTGCGTTCCTGCTCAAGCTCGGCGTTGAACCAAGGATTGTCGCGCCAGTTGGCGTTGACCACGATCGCCCCGGTTGGCTTCTCTGGGCCGCGGAGCATGACGTCGACCGGATCAGCCTTGCGCCTTGAGTTCCAAGACCACCACATCTGGGCGCCGGTCGCTCGCATCGTTGGCCTGAGCAGCTTGATCGACGAAGCAGCAGCAGATTGCGCCTCTTCCCACCATGCCCGCTTCATGCCTTCGAGCGACTTGATGGATTCCGCTGTGTATTCCTGCATGCCCTTGAAGATGACCAAGCCATCCTTCGGAGTGGTGATGCAGTCTCGGAAGATCTTGAAGCCGTCCGCCTCACCAAGCCGGAAATCACTCAGCTTGGATTCGATCAGGGCTTTGGATGATTGGGCGAGATCCTTCTGCACCTCGCGGATGCAGACGCTACGAAGACCTTCGCCACTGATGCCAGGCTCGGCTAAGCTGTCCTCGATCAGCAGCCCAGCGAAGAAGTGAGACTTCCCAGAACCTCGGCCGCCCCATGCACCCTTATCACGGGCAGGGGCAAGAAGAGGTTCGAAGACCTCAGCTGTGGGGATCGTCAGTGTTCGCACGAATGATTTCGCGTCGGATCACATGAACGATCGGGTTGTTCGGATCGCCGGCAATCTGCATCGGAAGCACTTTGCCGAGGAGAGCGAGGAACGGGCCAGGGTTTGCGGCCGCCTGGATCTCCAGATAGCCAACCAGACCGTCTTTGCCTCCGGCCTTTGTCGCTGCCAGCAGGATCGCGTCCTTGAGAAGCGCGGTCGTCTTGTTCGGCGTGCCTTTGGCTCTACCGGTTTTTGACCTGTCCAAGCCTACTTTAGGATTTTCAGTCATGGGCTCCACTCCCTTTCGGGGCTGGTGGAAGTTACGTCGTGTAGTTCTTCATATTCTCGACGAGCGAGAAAAATTCTTGAATGGATATCTCTCCAGAGCATGTGGCGTGCAGCATTTTCCGGAGCGCATCTTGGCCACGAAGAAAGATACCGATAGCCTGTTCATTGCGAACCAGCCTGTCTAAGTCTTCCTGCGTAACTTCGCGAAACTCGTCTACGTTTACGTCGTACATCTTCAGCATCGCAATCACGCGTCGATGGTGGCGCAGGAGCTTGAACAAGCCGTCACGCGACGAACGATGAACGGGATGATGTATCCAGCAGGCAGGGCAGTGAACGCGATTGTGGTGGCGTCCGCATTGTCCCGAGGAACAACCGTGATGTCGCCGGTCGCCAGCATGACGACAGCCTTGGCGATCGGATCGAGGTCATTTCCGCTTGGCGTGATTGTGCGGCCCTCTCGGCCAAAGCTCTGAGCCGTGCCGACGCCGCCATTCCATTTTGGAATTGCCATGTGGATTTCTCCTTAGTTCGGTCAGAGATGCCTGGTGCTGACGCCGATGAGCGGCAAGGCGTGGAGGATTACGATGATCACCGCAATCACGATGACGAGGTATTCAGCCCATGACTTGAAGGGCTCCTCGATCATGGGAGCGCGGCGGATGCCTTCTCGATCTGTTTGCCCGCCACTGTGAGCGACGGGCTATGGGATGGTGGTGATGGGTACGGGAGATCGGTTTGAGGCTTCCCTACATCGCTATGACGCCGTATTCGGTAAGCTTTGGTGCGGAGCGACCCGCGTCTCATTCCGATCTTGTTGAGGCATTGCCTCGAATGGTTTGCCCTAGTCGGACCCGAAGGCGAGGCTCTCACAAGGACTTTGCGCCACCCTTAACCGACCACAACTATCTTCGGCGGTTGTCGCCTACACCGGTCCCTACTAGTTCCCGATCTATAGAGACAGTTCTTCCAATGCTGGCTGTGAGCACCAGCAGAGACGCGGCGAATCCCGCAACAGAACCGTCTCGCAAAATCACTGCGCGGATTATTAACTGATTTGCTGTTAATGATCAATGGTTACAATGCGGTATCAACAGGCTATCCTTTGTCCTTCAGCATATTAAAGACAGAGGGGCCAACCTTCCCCCAATCGACGCAATCCCTTGCAAATCCGTGAGGTCTAATCTTCGGGCAGCCGAAGGCAGCGTCGTCGATGTAGATATGCCCGTATGCCTTGGGGCTGTCCGTCCAACTGTATTGGTCGGGGTTTCGATTGATCCCGTACATGGATATCCCGTTCTCTCGGAGATACTGAGCGGCCTGCGTCAGTTCCTCGCCGCTCCTCATCGTGAAGAGGATGAGCTTTGCGCCGGCCTTCGTGAACTCTTCCATCCATTCCAAAGCCTCCGGCGCCGGGGCGCCTATGTCTGGATATTGGTGATCAACAATGGTCCCGTCGAAATCGATGCATATGTACATCATGCCACCTGCCCCACAAACTCGATAGGAATCTCTGCATTGGCCATGCCGTTGAGCGTCTCGATGACGGCCTTGATCGTATTCCGACCAGTGGCCGCGACGATGGTGGCGCGACGGCCGGCGAACAGCCTATGCTCCCTGCTGATGGTCACGACGCCGCCGGCGGGAAACTGTTCAGCCGCTACCCGGCGCGTTACCTTGCGAAGCCGTTGCGCTTCCTCGTAGGCTCTGAGCGCCTTGTGGTACTCGTACAGCTCGCGAAGGCTGTTCTCTGCCATCTGTATCAGCTCAACCTGAGCCGCCGGCAACGCGAGAGGTGTGCCGTTGATGCCGATGATGGAGGAGACAAAATCGCACTCTGCGACCTTCCGCCAGTTCTGTTCGTTGGGAACTGCCCGCATGAAGGCATAGCCGGGGATCAGCGGAAAGCGCTTGTCGATCGTCTTCTTTGTGCGGTGATGGATCTTCATCGCCAGTTCCATCGGCATGTAGTGGTCTATGCCCTCTCGCTTCAGTGCCCATTCGATGTTTGTGAGACGCTCATCGTTCCGATAGGGGCGCCCTGCCCCTGGCTTCAGTCTCAGTGCATACCATTTTGCCGCCATGGTGGTTTCCTCGCTATGAATTTCAGAAGTTTTCGCTCTTCAGGTAAAGGCTATCGCCGGCATCCTTCATGGCCCTGATCTTATGGATTGCGTGAAGGACGGTCGTGTGATCGCGGTCGCCGAATATGGAGCCGATCACCGGGGTTGAGAGATCTGGCCGCTGCTTGGCAACTTCGAACATGGCCACCTGCCTCGCCCTGACGACCTTTCGATTGCGAGCTGGCCCCTGCACTTCCCGGAAATTCACCCCCGGGAACATCTCAAGGACTTCCATGATGATTTCCTTGGCCGATCTCTTGTCCATCGGCATCGAAACGATGTACTCACGCAGGAGCTTGGCTATAAGAGAACGCCATGCGAGAACGTGGTCGTCGAAATGAACGTCGTTGCTTCTCCATTCAGGCTCTGCCGGTGGAGGCGGAGGAAGGGCTTCGACAAGATGGATGACCGGCTTTGTGCTGATCTCTACCTTCTTGACGCCGAAAAGCCGCTCTCTTGCCGCCTTCCAGCTATCGTGCTGCTCCTGCAATGTGCCGATATGCATGTTCATGCTGGAACGTCTCCTACTGAAAGCATCACTGGCGGGTGGCCTTGCCCGATGATCGTTAGGATGATCGGTGCGCCAGCGGTTATGGCCTCGATCTCTTTCGGGGTCGGAAGCCACGCCGTTTCCATGGCCGGCGTCTCAGGCCCTGAAACAGTGCTATTGATGACGACATCGCGCAGTGGCAAGCCGAGGTATCCCTGGCTCTTGCCGATGATGCGGGTGTGGCCTTCGATCATGCCGATCTGCATGTCACGCCCTCCCCGTCTGGTGGGGCGAGCCTTCAAAGCGCGCCGTGACCTCTTTCAAGGCGGCGATGATGTCGCGCCGATCGCAGTTCGAAACGTAGTTGGTGCGGGCACCTTCGACTTGATCGAACGGGAAAAGAAGGACTACAAAGCCGATGCTCTTGGACTTTCGATCATGCTTCCCGCCGTTAAGCGCCTCGTCGAGACTGCTGGCGATCGCCTGCATCATGTCCCTGGTTTCTGGGATGGTCATTCTGCTACTCCCTGTTGGCTATCATCTTGTGCTGCACTGGCTATGATCGGGTTATCCGGGAACATCTCTGCAAGCTTCTTGCGGGCGCTCAGGCTTCCGTTGGTGGCGTCCTTGAGCAGCTTCAGCTTCTCCGCCGATACCTTCGGCTGTGGTGTCTCCGGGGCTGGCTCGATGCGTGGCCGGCGTTCCGCGGCGATCGACATCTGCTGAAACCTGCATTCCTCGGCAAACTCTGCACAGCTCGGGGCGAACGAACGGTTATGGCCGCCAACCTCGCCACGCATGAAGCGCTGGGCTGCTCGAGCGAGCGCTTCCGGCTCAATGCCGCCAACCGCCATCAGATACGCCCGCAGCTGAACGTCTGCGTCAGTGCCTGCCGATGCTGGGAAGCCCGAAAGCATCGCCGCGATAATCGTTGCTGGTGAGGAAGTCGCGCGCTGCGTCACTGATCGTTCTCCTGCCTGTGTTGCGTTGCGTGATCGGGTCTGGCTCATCGAAGAACGATTCAGCGCGAAGCCAGGTCGCGGGGTATGGAATGAACTGCGGGTCTCGGCGCTGGAGATCGGCAAGGTTGCGCATCAGGCCGGCCATGATGTCGTCGGGCTCATGGCCCTTCTTGATTGCCTGCGCCCACGCCTTCTCCGCATCTCCGCGGGCTTTCTTGCGGGGGAATTGCTTGTAGAAGTCTGCGAATGTCGTCATGCTTCCCACTCCAGTTCAACTTTGACCATGCCGTTACGCTCAACAGGCCCACGAGGGGATACGGCGATATTCCATTTGCTGTCGTCCACGCCGATCGCCAGTGCGATCCCATCGGCTGCGGCCTTCATACTGGCTACGAGGTTATCGAGGTCGTAGGCGCGCCTGCTGGGCGGGAAGAACGAGTAACGAACCGTTAAGCTTTCAGCCTGGATCTTCTCGACGCCGGCTTGCTTCGTGAGATAGAATGCGGCTTCCTTCGCAGCGCGCTTGGCGCGGGCGAGACTGGACCAATGCCCCCGAGCGTTCGGAGACAGGCGCCTATCCGGCCATGGGAGGAAGATGGTTGCTATCATAGCCATGCCCAACTGCGACCAGCATGGATGTATGATATCGTTGTCTGAGATATCATGAACCTCTTGGCAAGATTGCGCTGAGATTCCACGCCCTTCAGGGCAAGGATTTCTAGGACTGCGGCCTCGCTCAGTTTGGCGCAGCCGTGCCGCTCGCCTCGATTGTGCGTGCCGTGTTCAAGCTTGTCCGCCTCGTTCTCTGCGTGCGTCTTCCATTCAAGATGCCCGGGCGAGATGCAGCCGAGATGTCCTTTGCCGCAGTTATGCGCCGCTTCGTGCTCAGGAGTTGGAGGAGGTCCGTTGACCAGCTCGCAGATGTATCGATAAGCCCCGACAACCTTTCCTTCGACCCAAAGCTTGCCGTAGCCATCGCTGCCGAAAGGCCAGATTAGGCACTCGTCGCCGATGTGGCGCAGGGCAACTTCGTGAACGAAACGCATCGGCTCGCCGCGCGAGGTTCCACCGCCTAAAGGATCACCGTGTTTCCGAAGGCGGTCGTAGTGCGAGCTGCAGTAGCCCTTGGCGTGGGGTGCCTTGCCGCAATTCGAGATGGAGCATGTTTTGAATTTACCGGTCATTTGCCACCCCACGGAATGCTGCTTCGCTCATGACCGACATAGGCGATCGGCTCCCGCCGGCAGGACATGGTCATTACGCGACGGCGCTTGAGCGCTATCCGGTGCTCGTCCTTGAGGCGTAGGTGGTCGCGATAGTCCTGCTGGGAGGTGTCGCCCTTCTCAGCGCTTCTGAGGGCGTGGATCTTGCGCTCTACGTCGGAAACGGGAAGTTTGAGGGCAACGCCGATCTGGATGTAATCCAAGCCGTCCCGAAACAATTCTAGTGCGTTCTTCTTGCTCATCGCCGCCTCGCTGTATTTCGTGTTGGGTGGTGGGCTAGGGAGTGGCTTTGATGACCCTGTCGAGCCATCCACGCATGCGGGTAAAGCGGCGCTCATCCGTCTCGCCGTAAAATCCAGCTTCGTCGTTGAGATAGACAATTTCCTGGGCGAGAGGCTCAGCGATCCCGAACGTTCCGGCCACCCGCGAGTAGTCTTCAGGGTCTATGGAGGACATATCGACGCCACGGGCGCGACCGACTGCACCGATGGCGCAGACGCTGCCTCCAGCCTCCAATTCCATGGCGACGAGCTTCTTCTCCGGAAGGGCATCGAGTGCATCACGCATTTCAGTCAGGAAGGCTTGGCCGCGCTTTCCCCGGATTGAGCTGGCGACTGCACCGCGCCACCGAATGAGCGCCCACTGATCATCATAGTCTTCGGAGTATCCAGACCTGCTCATTTCCGCATCCTCAATTTGTCTTAGGGAGAAGTTCCGACAGTTCGCACCACATGGTAATATCGGTGCGATCGTCGAAGACGATATCGAGCCCCTCCATGAGAGGCTGCACTTGCCACCCCTCTGGAATGTCCTCGTCTTCGTCTTCGTCCAGCCATGTGATGACGCAGAGGGCGTGCTCGGGCGTAAGGCCCATTTCAGCGTACCCGGCGTCGAAGCCGAGATAGCTTGCGAATTCAACCTTCGGGGCTGTGTCTATTGGCTTCCAGTTCATCACCTACCCCTCAACTTTCTTGCCAGCCACAAAATCAGCCAGCCGAAGAATCTTCGGATCAATTGCCACCTCCCGCTCACGCTCGTAAGCGTCCTCGATTTTCTGGGAAACCTTGCTGTAGGCGCCCGCCAGCGCCATGAAGTTCGACATCAGCATGTCTTTGACCTCGCGATGGCGAAGCCTCATGAGCACCGTTACAGGCACTCCGAATTTGGTTTGGAGCCGATATGCGGCAGCCTCGATAGTATCGCCGGGTCCGCGGTGCTCGCGGGTAAGCAGGAAATCTGCCATCCCCTTTGCAGTGCTTATGTATTCAGCGCTCATTTTCGTGTCTTCCTTGCCCTGACTTTTGTCACGCAAAACAATTCTCCTGTGTTTTTCTGTGGGTGCTTAAGGAGCCCACAGAGATGCAACACAGCACTCAAAACTCAGAAGACGACCGGAGCGCAGGCTCTGTAGGAGGAGCTAGCGCCCCGGTCTCTTCGCTCAGGCCCCGCCGCGGGGATCCCGTAATTCTCAGTTTCCAGGCCAGAAACGCCGCCGCCTCGATGGCTCTGGAAGATGCAAGCAACCCGGTTGAGGGGTTTGAGTCGATCGGGTTGCTTGCCGTTCGATTGGTCAGCGAGTGGTCGCTGCCGCGTATAAGGTTGCTGCCGTCGCCGAGGGAGGCCAACGACGGCAGCAACCTTATACGCGGC